TATCAATATAAATTCTTATATAAGGTGTTTTTTCATCTACTTTAAAATTTTTGAAAATTTTAAATAAATCAATACTATTCTCCTTTAATTTGTTTTCATATATTAATGTAGTAGGACGACAACTTATCGGTCTTAAAATATACTTTTTTTGTAAATTTTTAAAATATTCTATCTTTTCTATTCTCTCTAACATTTTAGTATTATATTCAGAATCATCTTCGTCTAAAGTTGTGATTAATGGAAAATATTTCTTTAGATAACCATTGAGTAAAATGTCATTTGTCATTTCATCCATATTTTTTTTAGAGTATTCTATCGCATCATCTATCGTACAAAAATAAATATTGAAATTAGATTGTTTCCCTTGAATATCTATCATTTGGTCATAATATTTCTTATAAGAACCAAACATGTCAGAGGAAAATATAGTTTGTCTTTTAGATTCACCGTCTGGTGAACAGAATCTATCATCATATTCCTTATCTGAAAATAAATTCATGTATTTACCTATATCGGTATATTCAATACCGAGAGGCAAACTATACTGCAAAGAATATTCTTTTTTAGTATTTAAATCTAACCAAGCGAATATCCTTTTACCCGAGATATCTTTTTCTACGCAATTGTGTGCGATTTTTGTGAGTAATATTTCAATAGTGTCTGTTAAATATATATTACTTTTCACAACTTTTGGTTTACATTTTATATCAGGGACACTTGGTCTGTTCTTATCTTTTGGGTTAAATATAAAACACTCACTATGTAAAGCGTTATTTCTTTTATCCGGTGATACTCCACGTAAAGTATTCTTTACATGGAAAACATTCACTTGAATATCAGAAGAATCCATTTTATCTGTAAAATCTAAATAAGGATCACTCATTAAGATATTAATATAAGACTAGATATTAATTTTAAATTTATACTTAATTGAAATTTTAAAATTTCATTGGACTTGAATTTATCTCCATACCACAATACATTTCTGGATTCTTACTATAATCAACCGGTGTATAAATACCCATTGAAGACCCTTGTTCTAATAAATATTTCATATTATCCCAGAATAGGGGCGTGTGTTGTTGCTCAGGTGTCATAATATGAGCAAGTTCATGGATCGCAACAAAAATTATAATATTATCATCCATAAATTTTTCAGTGTCTTTTTCCCGAACACATAATGATAATTCATCACCTTTGTTTACACTGTAAGCAACAAAATCTGAACCAGGTATATTTTCTGTGATGTAGTCTGAATTAAATCTTTCTTTTAACTGTTTAATATACTTACCCTTTTCTTTATCTTCTAGATCTAACCCATCTATTAATTTTTGTAATTTTATACCTATATTCGCTAATTTGTCTGCGGCTTCTTGTTTATCCGGTAATTTACGAACATAATATTTTTTTTTGTTAACCCTTGATTCTACTTTGTCTAAATAAAGATGTCTTCTTAAATAACTACTCAAAGCAAAAATAGCAATTACACCTATTAATAATATACTCAATTCTTTCATACTAATATTAATTTAGATAAGAAATTTGATTAAATTTGATTTAAATAGATTTTATACAATTACTTAATATAAATATGAGTGATTTTAAGAAGTTTCAGATAGTTGATATCTTATCAGACGACTGGAACAAAGAAAAACCTAATGGAACTTATACTGATAAGAAAGGAGTTGAAAAAACAAGGATTTTAAAATATAAAGAGTTTGTATTGACTATCTATGGTATTGATGAAGATGATAAACGAATCATATGTAATGTATATGGTTATAAACCATATTTCTTTATTAAAATCCCAAATACATGGGATATAAATAATGCTAAGACTCTAGTTAAGAATATTTCCGCTACTAAAATACATAAACGTATAGAAATAATTACTGCGAAAGATTTTTATGGGGTTCAGTGGAATCCAGTCACCAAGAATATTCAAACATTTAATTTTATGAAGATGTATTTTGATAGTTATGGTGAAATGAAAAAATTCATCGGGGAAACAAAGAAATTTTACAATACAAAAGAAGAATTATCTGGGATGAGACTAAAGATTCATAAAGAATGGAAAGAGACAAGAAGTAGTATTAATAATGATAGTAATCTTTATGAGTCTAGTATTCATCCGATAATTAAATTCATTCATGATACTAACATTGAACCTACAGGGTGGATACATATAGATAATTCAGATAAAAGTGAATATAAATCCCGACTTTTCCCGAATATGATAGAATATACAACATCTTATAAAGATATTTCTAAATATGATAATGATAAGACAAGTAATTATCGTGTAGCTAGTTTTGATATTGAGTGTGATAGTTTACATGGTGATTTTCCTATGGCAATTAAAAATTACAAGAAATTTGCATCAGAAATATTTGATAGTTATCAGAATGTAAGACGTCATATCGGACCGGTATATAATGACGACCCTGAAAATAATCTAACACAGTTATTCACTTATGGGTTAACAGGTGATAAGAATACTCTTACTCAATCAAAGCTTGATAGAATAGACATAAATCATATTAGTCTTAATAAATTACCTTCAAAGGGAACTATTGAGAATATAGTATTCAAGATAATTGAAGACGAACCAGATTCTAAGAGGAATTCTATTATAGACGATATAAAAAATTTATCTCTGAAGTCTAAAGAAAGAGATGCTTCAATTAAAGCGATATGTGATATTATTGAAGGTGAATTTAAAGATGAAAATATATTTCACTTAGGTGATCCAATTATTCAAATTGGAACAGTATTTTATGATTATAGTAAAGGTGAAACATTCAGGCATATTTTAGTCATCGGAAACAAAGACGGTTTACCCGAAGAAGAAATATGCGATGATTTGGATGGTATTACAGTTGAAAAATGTGCTACAGAAAGGGATTTACTGCTCGGTTGGAGAAATATTATTAAGAAGATGGATCCAGACTTTATTACGGGATATAATATCTTTGGTTTTGATTTCAAATATATATATGATAGAGCAACGGTATTGTTCCCTTGTGGAACGAAATGTAGTAATTATTCACATATGAAAGAATGTGAAATGAAAGAATTCTTAAACTTTGGTAAGATGGATAGCAGTCAATGGAAATCAAAAGAACATTCATCTAAGAAATGCTCTATGAAAACGCAAAATTTAAGTTCATCAGCACTAGGTGATAATACACTTAATTATATTGTGATGGATGGACGTATCTTATTTGATATTCAAAAAGAAGTTCAGAAAGGACATAACCTTGAATCTTATAAACTGGATAATGTTGCTTCTCATTTCATGCGAGGGAAACTTAAATCAGTAGTTGATAAAACGGTATCTGTTTCAGATACAGGTCATCTTAAGAATGGAGATTATGTATCATTTAGAACACATAATAACATTGGGGAAGAATTATTTGAAGATGGAAAGAAATTTAAGATAGAGCGCGTTGAAAATAAAACTCTTATCCTCTATGATAATTTAAATATTGATTTGAGTGAATATCATAAAGTTGAATGGTGTTTAAATAAGGATGATATTTCACCTCAGGATATCTTTGATAAACATAAACATGGTGGTGCTTCTGGAAGAGCGGAAGTAGCTAAGTATTGTGTTCAGGATTGTGAATTATGTATTCATTTACTCATGCTTTTAGATATTATTCCGAATAATCTCGGTATGGCAAATGTATCTTATGTCCCGGCATCTTACATCTTCTTAAGAGGACAAGGTGTTAAAATTACATCTGTTGTATCACGTAAATGCGCTGAAAGGAATACTAAGATTCCAGAACTATTGAAAATTCCAAGACTTAATGATTATATTAAAATGTATAAGAATGGATTAAGTGATAAAGTTATAGTTGAAAAAATGAAAGAAGATGAAGGTGGTAAAGAATGGGAAAGAGATGAATGGTTAAAGCGTGTTAAAATACAAGCAGAAAATGGCATTGAAGGTTATGAAGGGGCAATTGTATTAGATCCTACACCAGGTATTTATCTAGATGACCCGATATCTGTTTTAGATTATGCTTCACTTTATCCTTCTTCAATTATTGAAAAAAATATTTCACATGAAACACTTATTGAAGATACGAGTCTTTTAGAAGAAATCGGTGAAGATAATTATTATACAATTAAATATCAAGATTGGATTTACCGAAATAAAGGTAAAGGTGATACAATTGAAAAAATAGATGCTGGAACACAGACAACATGTTATTTCTTAAAACCCGAATATATGAAGAGTAGAGGAATGTTTAAAGAAGGGGAAAAAGAAATGGGTATTATTCCTGCGGTATTAAGGGATTTACTTGATGCACGAAAATATACGAGAGGGTTAATTAAATTAACTGATGATGAATTTAAGAAGAAAGTTTTAGATGGTCTTCAGTTAGCTTATAAAGTGACCGCTAATTCAGTATATGGTCAACTAGGGGCAAAAACAAGCACCATATTTAAGATGTGTTTAGCTGCTTGCACAACCAGTATAGGAAGATCTCGTATTGAAGATGCTTCGAATGGTGTTAAAATATGGGCGCAAAAGAAGGGATATCCCGAACCGGAAGTAGTTTATGGAGATACAGATTCTGTATTTGTAAAATTCAGTAGAGAAAAGGATGGGAAAATTTTAACAGGTAAAGAAGCATTAGCGCATTGTATTCAGTGTGGTATAGAAGCGGGTGATTATATTACAAAAGGAAAACTATTAGTTGAAGATGAAGATGGTTCAGTTGAAGCAGAATACCATAAACCACTCCTATGTAGTCCTCAAGATTTAGAATATGAAAAAACGTTTTGGCCTTTCATATTAATATCAAAGAAACGATACACAGGAGATAAATATGAATTTAATACTGAAGAATGTAAACGCACTTCGATGGGTATTGTTCTTAAGAGGCGTGACAATGCCCCAATTGTTAAACATGTATTCGGAAATGTTATTGAGAAAATAATGATAGAAAAAGATTTTAAATCTGCTTTAGATTGGTTAAAGCAAACATTATTTGAAATTAGAGATGCTCAATTTTCAACACGTTATTTCGTGATCACAAAATCATTAAGAGGATATTATAAGAATCCTCAGAGTATAGCTCATAAAGTATTAGCAGATAGAATGGCCGTCCGTGATCCCGGTAATAAACCTAAGTCAAATGATAGGATCCCATATGCTTATATTCAATTAACAGATGATATACTTTATGATTATGAAAATCCATACAAGAGTGGTTCAAGAAAGGGTCAACCCAGATTAAGAGATGTAAAGCAGGGTGATAGAATTGAACATGTTGATTATATTAAAGATAAGAATCTATCTTTAGATTATGAATTTTATATCACAAATCAAATTATGAATCCAGTAAAGCAAGTATTAGATTTAGAGATGGATAGCAAAGAAACAGAGAAACTATTTTCAAAGTAGATTGATTAATTAATTCAAAATTTAATGTTTTAAATAATTGGTTTAATTTCTCCAAAATTTTTTTCTATATTAAGGTATAAAATAATATGGGAGGAGGATTAATGCAACTTGTCGCTTATGGTGCTCAGGATATTTACCTCACGGGTAACCCGCAGATTACTTTCTTTAAGGTTGTCTACCGCAGACACACCAACTTCTCTATGGAAGCAATTGAGCAGACCATTAACGGTCAGGCTACTCCTGGATCGAGAGTAACAAGCACTATTTCCCGCAATGGCGATTTAATTCACAAAATTTATCATGAGATTCAATTAGTCAAAGATACCCTGGACGACAAAGGATATGCCAACATAGGCGCGAATTGCTTTGACACCATTGAAGTTGAAATTGGTGGTCAAAAGATCGATAAAATCACTGGAAAATGGATGGAAGTGTGGGCCGAACTAACTGAGCCAAATCCAACTAATTATTGTGGATCATTTGAAAAAGATGATGGTACACTTTTTCAGAGAATGTCGGGTATGGGTGGTGTATTATTTAATTCTAGCGACGTTGCGTCTAATAAAACATTGGTTCCACTACCCTTTTGGTTTTGTCGCAATCCGGGGCTAGCCCTTCCATTAATTGCCCTCCAGTATCACGAGGTTAAGCTTATTACTACATTAACTGGTGGTACAAGTTTTAATCTAGAAACTAACGACGGCCTTAAAACTTGGGTTGATTATATCTACTTAGATACAGATGAGCGCCGTAGATTTGCCCAGGTATCTCATGAATATCTAATTGAACAGTTACAATACTTTACTGATACCAAAACTACATTTGATCTGAATTTTAATCACCCAGTTAAAGAAATTATTTGGACTGCTAGTCAAAACGCATCTGGAATTAAGCAACAATTAAATTTCAATTTGACTGATGTTTCAGATGTCAGTTTCCAGTTGAAATTAAATGGTCATGATAGATTCGCCAAAAGAAGTGCCCATTATTTTACTCGCTCTCAAGTATGGCAATACCATACTGGTGGTGGTGGTATTACTCCTCAAGGTGCCACGAGTAGCGGTCAGTCCGGTTGTGGTGATGATAGTATCGCCGTGTACTCTTTTGCCCTTAAACCCGAAGAGCACCAGCCATCTGGAACATGCAACTTCTCTCGCATTGACAATGCTCAGTTGATTGCTACTGGTGGCACAGGCTTAACAGCTTCAGAAACTACTATTTATGCCGTTAACTACAATGTTCTTCGTATCATGTCTGGTATGGGTGGTCTCGCCTACTCCAACTAAGTTTTTTAACTAAATATAAAATATTTTATTCAAAAATAATATAAAAATATTATTTAATTGGTTTAATTCCACTAAAATTTTTTTCTATGTTAAGGTATAAATAATATGGGAGGAGGATTAATGCAACTTGTCGCTTATGGTGCTCAGGATATTTACCTCACGGGTAACCCTCAGATTACTTTCTTTAAGGTTGTCTACCGCAGACACACAAACTTCTCTATGGAAGCAATTGAGCAGACTTGGAGTGGTGGTGCGAATACTTCCGAGGGTCGTTGCCAGACAACTATTTCTCGTAATGGTGATTTAATTCACAAGATGTACATACAAGTTGATATGGATACTGCGCATAACCCTATGGTTAAGACTGGCGTAAATAATCCAGGAGCATACTTTATTAAAGATGTAGAACTTGAAATTGGAGGTCAATCAATTGATAAGCAAACAGGGTTATGGATGGAATTGTGGGCTGAGCTAACCGAGCCAAACCCATCTTGTACTGTTGGGTCAACAAACACCCGTTCATATTGCACCAGTTTCCAAAATATGACTATGAGTGGTGGTGTTTCTGGACAAACTAGTAACGCCTCGACTGTTATATCGCCGGGTCCTTTACTAATTCCGCTAAGATTTTGGTTCTGTCGTAATCCAGGTCTCGCACTTCCATTGATCGCACTACAATATCATGAAGTTAAAGTAACTCTAGAGCACAGACTCCAAACTGTCTTCCCTGGAAATTCAAAACAATCTCTGTGGGTTGATTATATTTACCTTGATACCGATGAAAGACGCAGATTTGCTCAAGTATCACACGAATACTTGATTGAACAGTTACAATATCAGTCTGTATCTAGCACTGAAACTAGTCTCAGATTTAATCACCCGGTTAAGGAATTAGTATGGTGTAATAATAATAAGATGAAGGATGATGGAACTAGTGGCCTCACATTCGATCAAGCTGTAGATTGTGGTGAAGATGGGATTTTACTAAAACTTAATGGACATGATAGATTCGCTCAACGCAAGAAACAATATTTTACTCGTCAACAAGTTTATGATTATCATTCTGGTGCGGGTGGTCTATATCACTACACCGGCATCGTGGCATCGTCTGGCGGCGCTTTTGATTCTATTGCCGTTTACTCTTTCGCCCTCAAGCCTGAGGAACACCAACCATCTGGCACCTGTAACTTCTCGCGCATTGATAATGCTCAATTAACTGGTTTAAATTCTGAACACACTATCTTTGCTGTTAACTACAATGTTCTCCGTATCATGTCTGGTATGGGTGGTCTCGCTTACTCCAACTAAGTTTTATATTTTAAGATCTTGAAGATTATAATATTTTAGTTAATTTGTTATTTTTTTTTTCTATATTAAGGTATAAATAATATGGGAGGAGGATTAATGCAACTTGTCGCTTATGGTGCTCAGGATATTTACC